CAAACCACCTGATTGTGGAGCTTGTGCTTGTGTTGTTAAATCAATTAATGTCATACTGACGCCTCTCTTTGAAAACTAATTTGTATGGAAGATTCACTTCCATCACCTGTTGTTGTTGGTGGTAAAAAACTACTATCACCTTCTGTTACTACTGAACCACTTTTTAGTTCCATTCCAAAATTATCAAATGTTAATTTGTGAACCCTAAACTTTGTTTGTGTTGTATCAATAAAAAAATCTGCTGATGCTGACTGAGTTTGGTCAACATTAGACAATTGTTCAATACCATTAATAAATATTCGTAATGACCCATTTCTGATACGATAATTGTCAGCTATTGTTGGTAAAAATTCATTATATGTTGAAGTTGAACTATCTATCTCTGAAAATGTAAAATGTTCTCTTTGTTGATAGTATCTTTCATTTCCACTTGATAAATGAATTACATCTGTATCTACAACTGGTAAACCATTTTTATTATCTATTGTATAGTCTAAAGATATACTACCAGTATCACTAAATTGTATTCTATCCCCAGAAAAAGATGACTCACTTACTGGAAACATAAATGGTTTTGTCTTTGTTTTTAATCCAGTTAATTCTTTTCTGGCCATTATATCATCTCACTTTGAAATACTATCGTTACGAAATCTGTGTCTTTCAATGTAAATCCTGAATTATCTGATTGTCTTTTTCTTATCACAACATCTTTAAATGAACTTGATACAAAATAATCAAATCCACTTGTAAATCCAACTTGGTCATCGGCTGATATCATTTCTATACCATTCAACTTTACTTGAACTGATGAACTCATAATTCTTCTTTCACTTTCTAATGTTGGTTGATAAACTTGTCCTTGACTTGCAGATAAAGATGATGATTGACTACCAGAAACTCTAAATGATTTTAGATTATAAATAGAATTTGCATTAGAAACTGATAATAATGCTTTATCATCTCTTGAAGAAGTAGGTTCTCCACTACCTCTCATCACATAAAAAGTTCTACCACCAAAAGTATTTGTAAATTCTAAATCTTGTGCTTGATTACCAACTCCTGTTGATGAACCTCTAATAAAATCTGTTGCACTTCCTAATCCACTTGGTAATGATGATTTCCCTACTGAAAAAATACTAACCTTTTCACTTCTACTATCTGGTGAAAATAATGATGATACTACTAATCCAGATTCATCTTCTATAACTACTTGTTTTGGTGTAAAAAATCTTTGTGTATTTATAAATTCATTAAAAGATTCTGGAATTAAGTATCCATTAAAACTCATATTGAAAGTAGTCTTAATTATTCTTTCATTATCTCCCATTTCTGTTGCATCTTCAAATGAATCTATTGATGAATGAAATTTAAATTTATTTGGTTCACCCCAATAAGCTCCTTCTGAGAAATTTATTTGTTCAATAATTCTATTCATATCCTCAATGTAAGGTGTCCAAACAATACATTCATAATTTAATGTCATATAGTCAGGAACTGCTGTAGTAAAATATTCTTTTTGTGGTAACAAACCTTGTTGAACTGAAAATCTATCATATCTTTGACTTTGAGAATATTTCTTTTCAAATGTATAAAATTGTTTTGGGTCATTTGCATCTAATTTATCTATTGGTAAAGTTTCATTATCTTGTATTGAAACTCTTTTAAATACAATTAATGGTGTAATCAATGAACCCTTAACATCACGAACATATCCTTGTTTTTGTATAGAGTTCCATCTTTCCGCATTAGCATAATAAACAGGAACTTTTGATTCTTGTTTATTTATAACTACTTTTGGTTTTATTACTTCATTAAAGTAATACATAATTGCCGCATCAACATCCATCAATCCAACTGATACATTTTTTGTTGTATCTTTTCGTTGGTTTGTTTCAGAACCCCTACCTCGTTGTAATCCCCTATTAAGTTCTCTACCTGTCAGTAATCGTTCTTTTTTTGGTAATGGTTTTGTTCTTGTGGCCATTATTCAACTCCTAATTCTAATCCAATTCTATCTGAATATTCTTTTTGAGTATTAACAATATTATCAAATGAATATGGAACTAAATATCCTTTTATACTTAAATCAAATGTGTTCTTAATAATTCTTTCTTCTTCAAACTCTGATGCATCTGTAAAAGATGTTATACCAGCTTTGAATTTAAATTTATCTGGTTCACCCCAATATGATTTTCTTGACCAACTAATTTTTTCTATAATCTGATTCATTTGGTCTATGTAAGGTGTGAATGCAATACAATTATAATTTACTGTCACATAACTTGGCATTACAACATTATGTGCTTCTTGTAATGGTTCATCATTTTCAAATAATGTAGAAGTTTGTGTAAATCTATTTTCTTTTGTATATTTTTTTAAAAATGTATAATTAGATGATGCTGGACTTATTGAACGAGCTAAAAAAGTATTATTTGTATCCTTATTAAGTGATGTTCTTTTAAATATAATTAAAGGTGTAACTAATTGTCCTTTAACATCTCTTAAATATCCAAGTTTCTGAATCGATTTCCACCTCTCTGGGTTTGCATAATAAACAGGAACTTTTACTTTTTCATTGTTATCCACCACAACTGGTTTTATTACTTCGTTGAAATAATACATTACAGCTGCATCGATATCCATTAAACCAATTGATATAAGTTTATCTTTATCATCAGTTCGAGTGGTATCATACCCTCTATTAAAATTCTCTCTTGTTGATAATATCTCTTCGTTTTTTGGTAAAGTCTTACTTCGTTCCATTAAATACTTCTCACTTCTTCAATGTTAAGATTACTTCGTCTTAACAAGTTAGCACTACATACGGTTGAATGAATGTGTTGTCCGTCAAGTTGCTTATATTGTCCACCTACTAATTGATTTTCATTAATATTTGTTATTTCCCAATAAGCTGTAAACCACTCGATAACATCTCCTATTTCTAACACTAAACTTAAATCTCTTAAAGATTGTCTCACAAAAGAGAATGTTCCTGTCTGTCTTAAATCAGGACCAAATTCATCTGTATTATATGTCATATCATCTGATGCAACCAAACAAGCTAATTCAATTCCAGGTTTATAAACCTTTCCACTTGATGATTCACCATACATATTCGTTTCTGTGTTAGTTGCTGATATTTTATAAACTATCACAGTTTGGTCAATTATTCCACTATTGGCATTATTTAAATCACCGATAAGTTCTTTATTAACTCTATCAAATAAATCTAAATCTTTTTTTCCGAAAAATCGTGGGTTTGACATCTCTCACTCCTAACCTATATAGATTGGATATGGGACTCGTTTAAGTTTTTCTTGTAGAAACTCTGATTCATCTTTGTCCGCTTCAAGTAGTGCTCTACGAGAAGTTTGGTCAAGCATTTCTCTAAGTTGTGTAACAAGAACTTCTTTTTCCGCGGATGCTTCATTTCGTAAAGTGTCTCCATCTAAACTTGTTTCAGCACCTGGGATTGGCAATGCTCCATACTTACTTCTAATTATTCCAAGTAGTTCTTTTGTTAGAGCTAAACCATATTTTCTTATCCATTGTCTTCCCACATCATTAATACTTCCATAAGTCATATTATCATATGGTGCGTTGGAAAAGTCGGAAATTACATCTGAACTTCCTGAGTATTCTGTAACCATTACATTATCCCTATCAGCCGTAACAACATAGTTAAAGTGTAATTTATAACCTGATGTTGGTTTAGGGAAAATTCTTAATTTATTATTTCTTAACTGAAATGTATATGCTGATTTTCTGATTTGGTCATTTAACTCAATCGCTTGTAATCTCAACATATCTGCGTATACTGGCATCATCAAAAATGATACTGCGGGTGAATAATTACCAAATCCAAATTGTTCTAACATATTCATTGTTCCAGCTCCAGTTCCAGCATAAGGGTCAAAATATCTTTGAACTGCTGGTGACTCTTGGTAAAACACTTTCTTTAATTCTATTGCGTTACCACTTTCACTCGCTTCTGCGAATAAAGAATTTAAATCATAATCTTGTGAACCACTAATTACATCAATAGAACCAGATTTAATATCTACCAAACCACCTACACCAGCTTCTGTTCCGTAAGCTTGTGATAAGAATACACTTCTCCCTAAATTCGGGGTTACTCTCTTGTGGGTTAAATTTGATGATGTTGATTGTCCTTGTAAGGAAAGTAAATTGTCTTTAATATTGTATTGATTTACTTGTGCTGAATATTCAGTCACCGATTCCTCTAAGCAAGCATAAAATTGTTTGTCTTGTAATTCCACATTCATTAGTGGATAACCTAATCTTTTTGAACACCAGTCAGCGAACTTTGGAGCTTCTGTTTGATAAGTTGTATCATCATCATAAGTTCCAAATGGTGTATTACCACTAACTGCTGAACCTGAACCAGGCCATATTGGTTCTTGAGCCATATATTTTCTCCGTTAAATAATCTATAAATAAATATAAGAAAGTTATAAAAACCACTAATATACCAAACAAAAAACCCCCAGCGAACTGGGGGTTTTTCTTAGTTGTTAATTAATATTAACTACTTGACTTCTATATCGTGTTATTTATTACACTTTGTCTACATCTGCAACAACAACTTTACCATAGAATTCGCTTCTGACCATTTTCTTAGCGTATCTGGTCATCACGCCTTTTCTTGGTGTGAAGTTGGTTGGGTCGTAAACAAGTGGTGTCATAATTAACGGCACATATGGTGAATACACAGCACCAGTTTCTAAGAAGTTTGAACCTCTAAATCCACAAAGGATTTGATTTTCTTGCATATAAGGGTTCTTGTATACATTGAATCTATTGTTTAATAGACCAACTTTTTGAACACCCATTGCGTAAGAACTATCTACAGCACCATCTGAAGTTGTTGCATATCCAGGAATAGATTCAAGGATTGTTGCAGTTTCAGGTGAGATTACTATAAAGTTAGCTCCTCCTCTTAGAGTTTTCTGGTGAATTGCGTTAGATACTGATTGTATCTTGTTTCCAAGTGTCTGGAACCACTCACCTTTTGTGTAAGCACTTGCGTTAGTAGCAGTGTTCTTAAATAGACCACCTTCAAACTCACGACCTACGAATGCTGACCATCTTTCTGTCTTAGCGGAAGCTCCACCCATCAACATATCAAGTATTTCTAAGTCTATTTCCATTGAAATATACTCACTTAATAGTGATGTTAGTTCTGCTTCAGCGTCAACTGAATGGTATGCGTTCAAGTCTTGAGCTAGTTCAGGTGTCCAAACTGCTTTTAACTTACGAGTTTTCGCTACGATAGCGATACTTCTAAGTGCTATATCGATTTCTGGTATTCCAGCGTCTGACTCTGCTGAAGTTCCACTTGCTGTTGCCTCAAAGTCACCTCTTGTTGTATCTGTTGGTGCTTTGTGGTATCTAATACGCAATTTTGTAGAATCTTCATACAATGTAGCAGCTGCTGGGTCAACGATAAATCTCACATTTGAACCTGTTGCAAAGTTGTAAGCTGGGTATTGAGCTGTTAAGTCCGCTCCAGCTGAACCTGATAGTTCAAACGCTCTTACACCGTCAAAATCACCACCTGTTAGCACTGATTTAGCGATAATAATCTGTCTTAGGTCACCAAATGAACCACTTAATGATGGTTCAAAATCAACATCACTAAAGTTTACTGATGCTGTTGAATAAGAAGCAGATGTGATATCTAATGTAGTATCGTTTACTGAGTAACCGAACTTACCCGCACCATATAAACCTTCAGT